TATCTGCTCACCTGCCGCTTGCATCACCATCTTATTCTTTAACTCTTTGTAGTACTTCAACTGCTGTCGAGTTAATGCTACCTCTCGCTTGACGTATACCATAGGCGGTAAGTCCAAACATTCTTCCTTAGTAAATCGTATGGCAGGTTGCAGTACCCTATGCACTGTGGTCGTAGCATCTTCTTTGGGCACCCACTTAAAGTTAGTGACCTTACACATAACCTGATCACGGAAAGAACCAAAGAACCTAGGTACTCCATTAGGGTTAACAAGTTTAGCTATACCATATGCATCGGTAGGGCTTTGTGCCGCAGGGGTACCTGTCATCATCCATAGCCATGTACTTGGCCCGACTAACTTAGCTAGGGTCTTCCATCGTTTAGTCTGTGGATTCTTATAGTGAGTAGCTTCATCTACTATTATTAAGTCGAACCCTCCGTTGGCTACTGCGTCAGCTACGATCTCCACTCCGTCATAATTTATTATCACGTACTCTGCATCGCCCTCGATTATCTTCGTACGTTTCTTAGCTGAACCGTAGGCCACGTCAACCTTGCGGTGCATAGCAAAACTAAACAGATCATTTCTCCATGCCGAATCCATAATAGATAGAGGGCATACAACTAACACTCGATTGATAGCACCTTGTTTGAGTAGGTAATCAGATGCCCATATAGCACTGGCTGTCTTACCTGTACCCTGCTCGTTAAAGCAAAACGATTTACGGTTAAGTGTTAGGAAACTAGAGGTTACTTTTTGGTGATCGAATGGTGTGTACTTACCTGTCCACTTGTAATTAGATTCTATGGGGGAGGGAGCATTGATCTTCATGTTCCGCAACACCTGTGTTTCTTCTAATCCCCAGTTAACAAGTACTTGGTTGTTTGGTAATTCTCTACTCTTAGGTATCACTGAGGTAACTCTTGATGGGTTACGTAGTGTGAGTAGTAGCGCCTTGTTATCTACTATCTTCATATCTGTACGAACTCCGTCATTGGTATATACATACATGTTTCAGTGTCGTGGCTATCGTTTCTATCGTGTCTACCTCCTAGGCGTTTCTCGTACCTATCTTCCAGAACTACCGTAAACACTCCATCAGTAAACCGTACAATTAATAAGGGTATGACTTTATCTTCTTTGCTCATATGTAATATGCTATCAACCTTCATAGCACTTATCATATAAGTGGGGTACTTATCACTCGCATTGGTTCGGGTTTTTATTTCTACATTGCCTACATGCTTATCATCTTGGAATAGTAAGCCATCTATAGAGGAGAATGGTTCGGACTTCTCATATGTAAACTTACCTTTCGATTCTATATACTTCTTTATGTAACCTTCGTTACTACGGTCAAACTCATTTTCATATACGGGACGCATTTGTTTCTCCGATGCAAAATAGCGTGAAGTGGGTGTCCACGTCACACGAAAAAGTTAATAGCCTTGCTTCGTTCACAGATAAGGCTAGGTCTGATTATGGGTAAACATATAAACCTGAACTGCTTTAATTTTATGCCTTAGTTAGCGGCATCATTTAAAGACGCATCAAAGTAAGCGTCTACACCATCATTTCTTATAGTTTCTACTACGGTTGGCTGACCTACTCTCTACTGTCACGCCATCCTTGTTACTACCACCTTTACTCAATGCTTTCTTATGGCTAACGTCTTTACCCTCACGCTTGTCGGCTTTGCCGTTCTTGTTAGCGTCTTTACCTTCCTTATCCATCTTACGTCTAGCACGTTGTCTTTCCATACGCCGTTCATGTTCCTTACTACCAACAGGGGCGTTCTTTTGTTTCTTGCGATCTGCTTTATTCTTGTATGGCATTAGTTTCTCCCATTGTGCACACACTCTGTCACTATGCAGTGACGCTTACATAGCCCACTTTGGTGTGCGTTCCACACGTTATTCTTAAAGGCTTGCTCCATACGACTGTAATCTGCTAGCCACTTAGCCCATAGCTTAGACTCATCTTCTCTGCTATAGCTGTCTTTTACTAACTCGTTGCATACTACAAACAACAAGCCCCCCTTCACGGCCTCTAGCTTGGGGAACAACTTAAACATACTCAATGCCATCAACTCTAGCTGACCTTTATCAGCGTACCTAGTATTTTTACTTGTCTTATAGTCTACTACATAAGCTGTTTTGGTGCGTTTGTTTAGTATTATCAAGTCTGCTATACCTCTCCACCACACAGCATCGTCAAAGAATCCGCAAGGCTCAAGGTTCTCAGTAAGCCCCATCTTCATCTCGCATATCTTCTCTCCTTCCTTGGCGTTAAGCACGTCGAGTACATCTTTGCAGTACCCATACTTCTCAGGCAGTGGAGTCCCATCCCTGATATATTCTTCTGCCGCTAGGTGTACAGCAGTACCATACAACATAGCATCTGTCTCAGGTTCCTTGTAGTCCTTCGATACCTTTAGGTGGTAGAACTTCTTAGGACACTGCTCAAATGACTTAATCTTTGAGAACGACCAAGGCGCAATGCTCAATGTACTGTACCTGTAGTGATCATATCGGACACAGCAATCAGTTCTTCTATGAGTGTATGTAGCATGTCAGGGTTTAGTACTACCCTATCTGTATGCTCGTAAGACCCTTCTACTTCGCATTGCTCTATAAGTACGATGGGCTTACCTTCTTTATCTTCCCCTAAGATAACGCATAAGTAGTCGCCTTCAGTCTCAGGATTAGCTTTTCTCTTACTACTCTTAAACTTGTTTATGTCTGTTACTTTACCCATTAACCTGCTGCCTCTCCGTAAGATTCACCGCTATCTGACTCACATGTAATAGGTAAGCCCTCTGCCCACGATGGGGTGGTACTCATGCAACTCTCAATAAAAGCAGTCGCTTCTTTTAACTCATCTTTTGGTACACAGCATACTACAGAATCGTGTACGGTAAGTGCTACCTTATACTTTTTAGCAATCGCTAACATCTGCTCCCCAATTATACACCTAGCTATCGCTTGGCATACGTTCTCCGTAACCTTACCACCGTATATCCTAGTGCGTCCACGTCTAGTCTTGTAGCTAAACTCTGGCCCACGCTCACCTTGCTCATACCCTAAGTCGTCATAACGCATGACTAGCCCTGACGGTAATAGTATTCCCATACCCGACTGCGTTTCGACAGAGCGAACGATTCCATTCGGGCCTAGACTTATAGTAGTACCACGAGACATCTCAACTAACATGTTCTGACAGTCACGCCATAAGGTATTAATATTCCAGTTAGCATCTCGGTATATACTGACTACCCTACGCGCTTCTTCGGCATCCATAAAGGTACCGAATGATAGTAGTTGTTCAGCAAACCTAATCGCACCCATGCCATACCCACAACCTAGGATAGTAGTCTTACCTACAAACCGTTGCTGTTTGGTAACCTTGTCTTCGGGTATGTTGTATATTATAGCGGCCATCTTTATGTAAACATCTTCACCGTTGGCAAATGCTGATACCAGATCCTCCTGCCCTGCAAGCCATGCTAGTACACGTGCCTCAATCTGTGCGGAGTCACAGTCAATCATCACGTAGCCTTCGGGGGCACGCATACTGTTCTTTAACTTCTTACCATTCACACCACGGCTAGGTAAGTTCTGAATGTTAATCTTATCATCACCTCCCCACCTACCAGTGTGCGCGGCATAGTATCTTACGGGTACCGGGAGCAGTCCGCGTTTAGCTATACCTATAAACCTCTCAGTACGTGATTCTTCAAGCGTACTCTTAGTACCTAGGCGTGACATCACTAACGCTTGTACACGCACATCTTTATGGTCGGCTAACGCCTTGAACCCTTCATCGTTCTTAGCGAATGCATAGGTCTGCTTACCTGTAGTAAGGCTTAACTTCATAGGGGGATTTACACCCAAGTCCCTTAGTATGTCTGCGAACTTGGGGTTACTCATAAGGTCTTTCTTTGTCACACCTGATGCTGTTACAAGGTCTTCCTTTATCTGCTTGGTATCTTCTAGGTGGTGCTCTAGTAATCCTAAGTCCAACTCTATGATAGGCTCTATGAACATACGCAATGTGCAGTCTATTAAACGTAGTTCTCCCTTCGGAAACCCCTTACCCATACGGTTAAACAACTTATAGGTTAACTCCACATCGTTAACGCAGTAGTCACCGTACTTATCTAGTGCTTCGTCTGTAAAATCTAAACGCTTCTTACCTACGGCATCAAGTACTTCAGTACCTTTCTCTCCAAGGTTATACCGTTGTGTTAACGCGTGTAGGCTTCCTCCAACCTCAACACCGTGTAATGCACGAGCAATACAAAGAGTATCGGTATAGATACGAGGATGAACATCGAAATGCCAATTAAGGATAGCGCCATCAAACATAGTGTTGTGAGCAAGTAATATACTATTTGCCCAATCAAAAGTTTGTAAGTACTCCTTGAGTTCTTCATGTGTACCACTAGCCCACTCCGTACTTCCATTGTTAACCTTTACGCTTACACCGATCACCTCAAAGCGAGGGTCACGGATGTAAGCTTCTGTTGTAATCTTACGTAAAGAGAAATCCTTATCGTAGTAGGTTTCAAAGTCTACGGTTATCAAGTCCATTAGCTACCCCGTACCAAAGTCCAACGCTACACAAAACGCTTTTACCTCCTCCTCGGGTACCCCTGTGTCTTTGGAGGTGTATCTTATTGTGTTATACCCATTTGCAGGGTCAGTAAAGTACTCTTTTAGTCTTCTCAAGTTCTCAGAACCAATTTCTACATCATTCAATACATTCATAGCTTTTATCGTCTCCTCGTGTTTAACATCTTCCACATTCTTCAGTGCCGTTCTTCCAGTGTCATCCACCACCACTGCCTCGTGTAGTTCTCTGCCTGTATTCAATACCCAAGTTTCACCTTCTGTAACGAATACTCGCCCATACTGGGACAGTCCCAACAAAATTCCGCCTTCTGGATCAATAATAATCTGTATTATCAGTTCTTTTCCTTTTCCATTATTCTTCATTTTTAACTACCTCTATTAACTTGTTTAAGTACCATTGCGCTTTCTTTAAGTCCTCTAACGACTTATCCTTACGCTCGTATCTCCAAAGGTATTTCAGTGCCGCACCTTTGCAGTAACCCTTGAATGCTTCTGCACTCATGGATGCTTCTATACCGTCAATGCATTCGATGCTACCTGACGTGTAGTGGTTTGGTGAGTTCACCATATCTTCTTGCTCTATAACTATACTCTGTATGTCTTTAGCCATTTTTACGTACTCATGTCTTTCATCGTGTTTAGGTAAGCCTTGCGATACCCTATCCCAATCCTCACATGTCAAGTCAGTGATCTGTCTGCCACGTCTCTGCCACTTTTCCATTACAGTCTCCGAGTAATTCTTTTATATCGTTCATGTTAGCTTCGTTAACTACTGCGGCTATGCCCC